TCCAGAGCGTGCCGAGCCATACTTTCGCCTGCGTCCCGCGCCAGGGAAGCTGCTCGTCGCCGACGAACTCGGCATTGGCGAACTCGGCGACATTGAGCAGATCCGACCACTGCTTCCAGCCGATCACTGCATAACGCTGCCCGTCATCGGGCACATCCGCCGAACCCAGCATTTCGAACGCTTCGAGTGCCTTGTCCTTCGTCAGCCCGGTCGCGGGATCGCCGGCCGACTGCGAAGCGCCGGCGAGTGCCGAGATGATAAGCTCGTCGGTCTTGCGACCCAGCGCGAACGCGCCGGCATTGGCGAGCACCTGCCGTTCGTCCAGGTTGGTCTTCAGCTCGTCGAGCTGGTCGACCCACTCACCGGCGTAGTAGTCGACCAGCGTGGCCTCGACCGCACTGAAATCGACATTCATGACCGGCACCATGCCGTGCCGCGCCTTGGTCGACGCGGCTCCCTTCCCGACCTTCTGGAAGATCGTCGAGCTGCCGCGCACCCCGTTCTTGACACGCACGGTGGAGCGCAGCTTCGAGCCCTGACGCTGGTAGGCTTCGTGTACTTCGCGCTCGAACTGCTTCGAGAACGCCTGATCAATGGTAATGGACATCGCGCACCTTGGGTTTCTGTAGTCGCGATAAGGGGGGGAGCCAGCAGTTGTCCGCTCGGGCCGCCGGCTCAGACGGAAATGGTGACGCCTGGGGGCCCAGGAGGTTGTCCCCAGGCGTCACCCGTCAGCGAATCAATCCGGATAGAGGTTGCGGTAACCGTCCGTGACCCTTCTGACGAAGTTCGGATCGCGATCGCGCCAGTAGCGGGGATCGCGAATCATCTCTTGCAGGCCCTCTTCACTGGTACCCATCTGGCCCGTGCCGGCCATGCCGATGATGTCCGGCTCGGCCTTGCGCATCATGTCGTGGAGAGCCAACACACCTTCAAAGCTGGTCGAGAGCGCACCGCAGACCTCGGCTGTAAGGTTCGCCTCGGCATAGGCCTTGATCTGACTGGCCGTCGTACGCCACGCTTCCTCGCCGCCGAAATGCTCCTTGAGCCGGTCGATCTGACGCGCTGCCGCGAGTTCGGTCGATGCTTCACTGACAATCGGCAATATATGCTCAGCCGCGAGGTCGTAGACGAGCTGTGCCTGTCGTTGCGTGAAACCGGCCTCGTGAAGTCTCTGATTCACGGCAGGATCGGGCTCGATCAGGGGATGCGACGAGTTCACGGCATACTGGTCGGGAGCCTTCGGGCGCCCGAGCGCTTCCCAAAGACGATCCATTCCAGCGACATCGTCTTCGTCTTCGGGCTTCGGCAATGATCGCCCCAGCCTTCGCTCCAGTTCGAGATACGATTGAAGGAGGGCATCCGTTCGGATTCCCCCGGCCTCGGTATCCCAGAACTTTTCCGGCACACCCTCGGGTCGCTCGGCCGTTGCCGCTGGTAGCGGAGACGTCATTTCGATCTCCGCGGTGTCGGCGCTGGCGCCGTCCTCCTCGGGATGGTGGCGATCTGAATCGGTCAGGAGGTCACTTGTCTGCATCTTCAGCCTCTCGTACGCGCCAACCGCGTCAAGTAATCGATCGCGTATCGCTGCCCTTCGACGTGTCGGAGCATCGAATCGCTGGCGTCCGGCGGAACCCGCCGATCGACGAACACAGATCGCAGGTGCCGCAACAGAAGGTCGCCATCGGGACCCGCGAAGCAGGCGCCTGCTGCCCTGGTCAGAGCCTCATCCCTCGTGTTGTCTGGCCGCGCCGAGTTGAACCAGGACCAACCGTCCGAGGCGTCGGTTTCATGCATCTCGATCGCCTTCCATTCCGAATGTCTGGCGAAGCACGAGGCTGTTTGGCACACCGAGTGTCTGCGCCAGCCAGCTCGCGGTTTCGCCCAGATCGGCAAACTGTCGTGGGTCACCTCCGATCTTGGCGATGGTCTCGAGCCACAGGATGACGTTGCGGACCTCCTCGCGGGCTTGGATGCGCGCAAGTGGCGACCGATAGAGGATCTCCGCGATCGTGCCATCCAGAGCAACGGCGGGCACCTCGCCACGGCGACGAAGGATGGCCAGCGATCGTTGCAGCAACGGTGTCAACAATTCGGTCTGCAGGCGCCCGTAGATCGCGCCTAGCAGTCGCGTCATCTCGGCGCTGCGCTCCAGGACCTCGGTCGCAGTCATGCGACGATCACTGACGGAAGCAAGCCGGTCGGCGAGCAACGTATGACGGATGCGGGCACGCAGATCGTTCAGGACCAGCTCCGATACATCGAAACGACCCGGCGCCTGAAGGGGCGTAAGACCAGCAGAGCCGACGGCTTTCGGAATGATGCTCCCTGGAGCAAGTCGAATATTCGCTGGATTGAGAACGCCATCGTCCTCGGCTAACCAGATCCCCGTAACAGCGATGGAGGCGTTCTTGAGAACGAGCTCCACGACCTTGTTCGCCGTCTTGATATCGGGCAGTGCGGTCATGACCGGCGAGCGTCCATAAAGCTCGCTGGTTCCCTTCATCCACCGAAACGTCACGAACGGTGACTGCTCGAACAACCCCTCTGACAGAATCAAGGGCGCTTGAATGAAGCCACGCTGGGCCGGCAGAATCGCCTGATATTTCGATCGGGAACCGATACTGACGACCGCCTCGACGAGCTCGAGCCTGACACTGCTTTCTTCAGCCAGCGGCGAGCGAAGTTCAGCCAGTTGATGGCAATTGCCAAAACGTGACCGCAGCTGGGCCAAAGAAACCGTCGTCGTCCTGAAATGTCGATTTATCGCACCATTGGCATCACCGTCGATGTAGATCTCGGCAGCGGGGATCGCCGTGAACTGAAACGCCGAGCTGGAGCCGATAGGCGCCTCCTCGAAGAGAAGAGTCGCGGTTCCCGTCGTCACGAGATCGAGAAAGCACTGGTGAATCTCGACCGCGAAGTTCGAGCGTTCGAAGTGGCCCTGCAGGCGCAAGGCGGCAGCATCCAGAACGGATGCCAGCGCCTCGGCGTCCATCGGGTCGACATCATGACCGGGCTTGAGCCCGAACCACCGCGACCACGGGGGCGTCAACTCGGCGAGCAGGCTGGCCGCAAGCTGCTCAACGGCATCCGGCGCCGTGCCGTCGAACAGGCGCTCGGCATGGTTCGTCCCGGCCAGAAAGGAGTGCGCCAGGCCATGACCCCGCATTGGCAGGGCATAGGCATAGCAGTCACGCCACAAGGCTTCCCAAGGAAGACGACGTTCCCGGGCAGTCGCGAACCCCGCGAGTAGCGCAGGAATTGACGATCGGGTCATGCAGAACTCCGAGTTCTTGGGAAGACAAAATAGGTATATAATCCTTTTCTCATCGTGTCAAGCCCTGCCGCCCACGCGCATGAGCTCGCAAAACAACTGGTAGGGGGTGATGACGTCGGTCCGCGCACAGCGAACGAGCCGCTTGCAGAATTCGACACAAGTGAACGGCCGCAGCCATGGCAGCGGTCGCAGCAGCACAGTCGGCCGACATGCGACGGCCGTGCTGCCGACCGCCGCCAGGCAGGCTAGCAGGCCCCGCGTTCGGGTGTGGCCTGCTAGCTGCAACTCTATGCCGTGGCTGAGCGGATCACAGGCTATCCAGCTGTCACCGACAGCCCTGTAGGCGAAGCAGTGACGAAACCCACACTTGAGCCACGCCAGCTGCCAGCAGCTTGCACGCTGAAATCCGATCACGATCATGATTGAGCCAAAGTCGTTCCTTTCAAAGGAATATATACTTAGTGACGCGGAATGTCTAGTAAGACATTCTTACCTTCATCCCTGAAGATGGAGGACCGGGCGGGATGTTGACCCATGAGCAGATCTGGCGGGGCGTCGATCGGCTTGCTCTGCACAATTCCTTGACTCCATCCGGCCTCGCCAAGCGGGCGGGCCTCGATCCGACAACATTCAACAAGAGCAAGCGGATCACCCATGAGGGCAAGCAGCGGTGGCCAAGCACGGAAAGCATATCGAAGATTCTGGAAGCAACTCAGACGACCTTTATGGATTTCGTCGGCCTCATTGATCAGGAGGTCCCGGTCGCCACCAGCCCGGGTGACATGCGTTTGAAGTCAATCCGCCTGTCAACCGTTTCCGAGAAAAATTTTGATGCAGCGGGATTTCCAAATACCAATGATTGGGAGGAGTTGGAGTTTCCACAGATTGAAGACAGACAATCT